GGTGCGGGAGATGCACTGCCAGTGCATCTCCCGGGGACGTTGACGTCCCGAGAGACACTCTGATCTCCCTAGGGTGGTTGTGGACCACCCACCCCTTAGATTTCTCTAAGGGGCCCCGACCAATCGGTCTGACGAATCAGAACGGTTGGCCCCACTTGCTCTTGATGCGGACGGAAGTGGGACGTCCTGCACGCAGCAGATGATCTTTATCTGCAGAGGGCACACGGTAACGTTCGAGCACTCGCTCGAGCGTCGGGAATGACGATTCCCCACCGTACACCTTGCTGAGAAAGAATTTCTGCAAGGCCCCATAGCTATCCAGCAGTGATGTTGGAAGCTTAGGAACCACAACCACTCCCTTGACAAGAGGTGAGTGGGTGTGGCGGTCTGTCCGTTGAGGGTGATAACCCTCATAGGACAAACGACCTAGAAGAGTGGATGTTTCTTCGACGACTGGGAAGGGGATCAGTCTCCTGATCACGTCGTCGATATAGTCCACTGTTGTTTCGAACCCAGCTTGGAATAGCAGGTTACGAAAAGCAACAGTGGACACCAACTCTTCTACGTGCATGCGGGATTTGGGGAAAAGACTACGCATACGAACGATAGAAACATCGTTCCCCGCATAGTACTCCTTTCCGCAAGACTCTCTGAACCTTCCGGTCCAGAAAGACTTGTCGAGATTGACTTGAAACCCAAAAGTTTCAAGCTCCCCAATAACCGCAGGCACATATTCTACGGGGACGATAATATCGTCACCGTAGACGCGCACCCGACCAAAGAAGGATTTAATATCCTTCTCGGTCAAGCGTCGGCCTTGCGCTCTTTCTATTCCGCTGAAAATGACCGTAGTAAATACGATCGCTTCCATTGGAAAGCAGAGCGCAGAACCCATAGACGCGAACTTGGCAAGACGGATTGTCTTACCAAGTACATCAGCCTTTCGCGACCTTGTGGCGTCCACCGCTTCCCGAAGGATGCGATGGTTTGCCAATAGGAGGCGTACATGCTGATTGGAGACCCTATCCGAAGCCTCACTGAGATCCAGTGTGGCGAGTCCTCCCGTGAGGGAGCCCTCCAGCGCGAGCCGTTGATTTGGCTCTTGCCGTTCGAACTGCACGAATTGTCGAGTGTTGTCAAAGCTCGACATCTCCTGCACCATCACCGCGAGAACCCCTTGCTGCATATATTGCATACAAGTAGGTTCGATGGCGATGATTCTTGGGGACTTCAGCGTTTTAGGGACTGTGATAACCCTTACGGGTATCTCATTCCCAGGTTCCAGGATCCGGACTCTGTCCGTCCACTCCAAAGAGGAGGGATGGTCGTTATGAACGATTTGCTCCCAGTATGGGAACACTTCGTTTAAACGAGAAGTCCACACGTGCTGGTTATACTTCGCGTTGCCGCGAAGCTTATCAGCAGTGGCGCCTGGACCATGCTTTGGCACGACCGACTCGTTGTAGATTCGAGAATCTACAGCCGAGAAGTAATCGCTCCAGAGCAAACGGCCGACCCGAGCAAATCGCTCGAGACAATCAGATTCAGAGGTGAATAACCTCTTATCTGATTCGCGCACATCCTGTTCGGTCTTGATATACTTGTGCAGAGCACGATTCACCCGCTCATCCGAGCAGGGAATCTCCACTTTGGCAAACATCAGCGTTAGCTGACGAATTGCCCGAATGGACTCCACACAAGGAATATCAAGTAGCCGACCACTGTTCCGGTCGAAAACACGGTCTAGGAAACCTCCGAGAAATCGGGGGAGACCACCAGTTCTGGAAAATCCAGGATACTGGTTGGGACCGACATAACCTTGGTCTAGACTTTTTTGGAAGTCGGAACCAAAGTTTGCCAGGGTAATCGTAAGAAACGAATACCCTTCGTTTTCGACACGGCTCATGATCTTTTTAAGATCATGAGTGGTGCTTGTGCCGCATCTGGTCCCCAGTTCATCGAGGACCAATCGTAGGACGGTCATCAGGCTTTTCATCTATCCCTCCTCACAGAGGTGGTAGATCCTTAGCCGTGACCAATGCTGGTGAGATCCGTCAGTTCTCACCACCCAGCAAGTGGGTGACCTTGGCACCAGTCGAAGCACTGAGGTACGCCGTAAAAGCGTCCACAAGTGCTTTCTCTTCAGCCACTGTGAACCCGTTCACAGGAACGTCCACCACAATGTAACAAGACATTGAGGAACGGACATTCTGTGACGGGACCAGCGGATCTGCAGAGATCTTCGACTGGGTCAACTTCAGCTGACGCCGGTATCGCTTCCCATAGGAATTCGATACCTGCATCTGGACGAGACCATCGGCGCTGGTAAATGCGCCGGTGTTCGCGCCGGACGACGTTCTCGGAAGAGAAATCGCCGTTCCTGAAATTGTGACGGATTGTGGGTCAGCAAATGCCACAGCAACTGTCCTTACGATAGTTGTTGGACGCACTGGCTGTGCATCCATTCTCCCTCAAATGATGAACGCTACGGAACAAGGTAGCTAATCCATCGTATTGAGAGAGTGGTGCGATCGGGATAACCCGAGCGCACCTAGGATGGCCCACTGATGCTCGGAAAAATTCGAGCTCAGCATGCCAAACCCGTAGGGTGATGCCCTCTGTCTGACCTTCCACACGCTTTTAGCGGTGGATGTGATCACAGAGGTACTGATGCTACCCCCAGTAACGGGACGTAGCCCAGCCATCGTACGACTACGCTCTGCCTCACAAGTAGACATCACGTAGCCGTACCGCATCACTAGGTTGTCCGACGAATGGAATAAGTTGACGTTGTGGAGAAAACTCCCAACGTCAATAAACCAGTCGGTCAACCAGGACCAGGGAGTGATCTGCCAGAGGGTATCGATATTAAAATCGGTACCAAGAAGGTGATTAGCCAACTCCTCATACCTATCGATTGTCCCGAGGAAGCTAGAAGCTGCCGCGAGATGATAGGTAAAAGCTCCGGAGAACCAACTGCGAACCGTATAGGTATCGACAGTTGTGATCGCTCCGATACCAGATAGCATGCTACTGGTCGGATCTTGGAAATCACACGCCGGAAAACCGGGTGTGCCTCCTTCCGAACCAATAAACTTGCTACCTGATACTTCTCCGATATGGCGCTTACGTCTGACAATCTTGTCAGAGTCACGCGCATACTGCCGCAACTTAGCAGTTGCAGACAGTACCGCACTAGCAGCTTGCTGGATATCCTGTTTAAAGGGTAACCAGTCAAACTGTTCGCTAAGATAAGCTTTCCCTAAAGTTTTAGGGTTATGCTTTTTAGCGAATTCCAGAGCTTCGGTGAGTTTAGGAAGACCATCGGTCTTCAACTCAGCGAAGAACTGTGCCAAGTGCGCTTCGGAGTTAGTGGGCGCGACCTGACCTATCCATTTGTTTCCAAGAGCCGCTAAGGCTCCTGAATCCAAAGAATAGTTATCAGGCCACACAAGGAACGTAGTCCCTTGTGGTCGTAATGGACCAGTGTATGTTAAACTGGGCCAAAACGACGTGCCGACGGGCTGAGGTGCGAACACTTTCACGGCCGTCGCCGGAAAAGTGAGCTCATTCCTCACTGTGGAGAAGTCATGTCCGTTGTCATACCTGGTTTGGTATTCAACGAATATCGTTCTCCGCAGTTGCTCACCGGACTGCCCTTCGTAGTCATCCGACCCATCTCTCCGCACAGAGCGGAAAGATGTTGTCGTCTGACTACCTGGAAAGATGTTATCGTGTGACGTGCGTGGCAACCGCGTTGTACCACCCTGAACATACTTCGCACTTTTGTACGAATCTTGTCCAGGGAGCGGTCGCGACCACGTTACGATAGGCATCTTTCCGGTCCTCCTACGGATAGAGATTTTCCCCTGCCTGAGGCCACCACATTACTGTGATGGTTAGACCAGAATGGTCTAGGATGGGTCCCGCTCGTCGATCTCTCGATGAGCCACCCCATCCAGCTGCATTTTCATGCAGCAGGATGCTCCTTTCGGAGTCACCCAAGCAGAGGAAACGGCACCTACGACGAATCGCAAGCACCGGGGGAGCCCTTAGGGGC